CAGATCGAAGATTACGTTAATGCCCTTATGGCAGAGGCAGTGGCGCCATGACAACCGCGACAAAGATAGGAATAAGATGCCCGCACTGCGGGAGAAAGGTGGCACAGAAACTCATCGGGGAAATATGGCTGCGCTGCATTAAATGTAAGGCGGACCTATATTTTAACTTTGACAAAGGAATGGAAAAAAAATTAAACTAGACGCTAACTCAAACATATAGTAAGAGCGCGGTTCAGTCGCCAGAGATTCATTCTCTTGGCGGCTTTTTTTATTTTAAGGGGTAGTGCATGACATTACAGAACCAGACGGCAGGCTTTGATAGCCCGCCAGAAGAAAGAGTGAATGGAACTGGCAGCCTTGCACCAGAGACAGAGGCCGCGCCCGCGGAAGCGCAACCGGCCGAGAATCCTGGGCAACCTCCCACAGTAGAAACACTCCAGGCTGATTTAGCCGAAATGAAGAAGCAGTTTGCAGACCAGCAGTCGCAGCTTGAGAAATCGAGAAACGACTTTAATTCCCTTAACGGACGCTACAGGCGAGCCGTCGAGGAGAAGTCAACGCTCGATGAAATAGCCGACTCAATTGCTGCTCTATCAGGTACCACAAACGCCCTGATCCGCCACCAGGCAACTCAGGACGAACAGGCACTTGCAGAGGAGCTTGAGAAGGTACAGGCAGATACGCATAGCCGCACTACCAACCGGTCTTTTACAAACGCTTCAGCCGACATGATCCGTGAGATACAGGACATTACTGACGAACTGGACCTAGACCTTGAACGCTCGGAGGAACTCCGCTCCTTCAGGGAAAAATGGACTCCAGCCTATCAGGCATCCGATCTCGCAGGGTTATATGACGCTTACGCAGATTTCCTCAAGACGGCACGCCGCCTTGAAAGGGACAAGCGTGAGTCGGACCTTGCTAACGCCCAGACGGCGAATGAAGAACAGAGAAGGCAGCAAAACGAGGAACTCGGAATTAACGATCTCGATTCGGGGCCGGGAATTCCCACCGCGATGAACTCCAACTCTCTTCTTTCCCGCCTCGGCGATACGGGTGCGTCGGTATCAAGAGATGAAATAGCACAAGCTGCGGAGCAGATGGCAAAACTCGGCATCCGCATTTAATTGGGAGATTAGAAAATGGCTGTTGGAAATACGATAACAGATTCATTAGCCGACTCTATTCCCACGATGATTGCTTCGGCAAGAATTGTGAGAGAGTTCGCTGGTGTTATGCCTAACCTCGTCGATAGGCAAAGACTCGACGAAAATACTGGAACGGTTTGGAACGAGGTTTCGATGGCGAAACTATCAGCTCAGGCCGTTACTGAAAATACAGAACTAGACAACCCTCAGCAGATGGAAGACACGCTGTTCTCAATAACCCCTACGGTTATCGGAGTTCACACCGTCATCACCGACAGGGTTGCTTTGAGAATTAGCGCAAACGCATATGCCCAGACAGGGTCACTTGCACAGAACGCTATTGAGAGAAAGAAAGACCAGGACGGACTGACGGCTATCGACGGTGCGACAACCGCACTTGGCGGAGCCAACGCTCTGGACTCTGGTGAAATTGCTGCGGCAGCTTACAGGATTACCTCAAACACAACTGAGCCAGCTCCTGCCAATGCTCCAATTCACGCTGTCCACCACGGATTTTCCTTAAAGGACATCGACGATGAATTAATAGCAGCAGGCGTTGACCAGACCACAGGCGCTCCTTTGACCGGTGGTGTTGCTGTCGAGGCATACCAGAACAGGTACAGGGGAACAATCGCCGGGGCAAGACTGTATGAGGATGGAAACATCACCATCAGCTCAAACCTTGCAAAAGGCGGAGTCTTCTCGCAGATGGCTCTGGTATTAGTCGAGGGTAGGTCTCCATATGTAGAGACCAAGAGAATGCCTGAATTAGGCGGCGGAGCAACTGCTCTGTATCACTACGATGAGTATGCCTACGGCGAGAGATCGTCAGGCAACTGGCTGTATGAAGTACAGGCTGACGCTACTGCACCAACAAGCTAATGAATCTACGTCGAATGGCGTGGACGAATGAGCGTGGACCCATTCCGAAAGGATGGATTATCCACAATATGAATGGTGATATGGAGGATAACAGGCTTGAGAATCTTGCCTGTATCCCCAGAAAAACAGGAAATATATCAGAAGTAGTCGCTCCCTACAGGGAACGTATAAAAAAGCTGGAGCTACAGCTACAGCGGGAGAATAAATAGAGATGGCACAAAGTGGATACGGAAAAATAAGTATTTTTGAAGACTTCCTTGCAGGCGAGGACATCGTTGCTGCAACAGCAGTTGGAAGAGCCTTTGGTGGCAGTGGGCTTAGAGTAATCGGACAGGGGTCTGAAGATACTGACTCCGGTATAACCGTCGGTGAATCTGACGGTCTTAACGGTGTTGGCATTCTGACGACTACCAACGAAGATGCTCATAGCATTGGACTCACGACAGGCAAGGTATTTGACGTTGGAAAGATGGCCCCTATAAACATTGAGTGCAGGGTTCAGTTTCCTGATCTCGACACCAAGGCATTTTATTTTGGCCTAACCGATGTCAACGGCGACACGGCTATTCTTGAAGGAGAAAACCTGGTTGCAGCCGGTGCAACTTTGACCCTTTCAGCCTCTGATTTATGTGGCTTTCTGATTGACGCAGAGGCTACCGATGACGAGGACTGGATCATGGTTTACAACGGTGGAACCACATCAGGTGAAACCACAATTGCAAGTATTGACGCCGATAACGATGCCGTGGCGGGTGAGTGGGACGTCCTGAGACTGGAAGTTTCAATCAACGGAACCGCAAGATGGTACGTCAACGGCGTTCTAAAGCAGACCGTTACCGGGGCAGTATCAACGAGTACAGATCTTGCTGTGCTGGCAATGATTGAGGCAAGAGCCGCATCAAATGAGTATGCGTGGATTGACTACATAGCAATCGAGGCCAATAGAGACTGGACTGAATAGGAGCTTTTAGTGGCTGCACTTGTTGAACTGGCCACAGCCGAAATATGGAGTCATGAGCCTTGCTGGCATCTCTCTGAGATAAACCGGCAGGCTCCTGATTCCTCGGGCGTTAGAAGGTACCAGACGATAACCGTTATCAGGAATGACCGGAAGGTCAAACTTGAGAGAGACCTCGGCGATGCCCGCCTTTTCGGTGAGGAGTTCCAGTTAATACTTGGAGTTCCTGACGGCACAGGCGGAGGAGAGGCTCTTTATACCGTCGAGGAAGGTATTCGTCTCGCACAGGAGATGAACCTTACGCCGCCCCCTAAAACCGAGGTTAAGCCCAGAGACTGGAAAAAGATTTTCTGGGATAACGTGGAAGAAAGAAACAAGTGGATGAAGGGTCACAGTACGTTTGGCCCCGACTATAAGAAGGAGCGAACCCGTTGACACAGGAAAAATCTATTCACGAACAACTCAGAGACGCAGAGATAGCCGAGGAGCCTGGGAATATGAAGCCCGGAGCCGTCGTTGGAAACAGCAATGGAATGACAATGACAGCAGCCGAACTTCAGAGCGCAGGATACGTCTACGTCTATGACAACAGGACAGGGGACCGCTCGGTCGTCAACCGGAATATGCTTGAGCAGCAGCTCACTAAAAGAAGGGAAGATGGCACATACGCATTTACAACAACAAAGCCAGAATTTGAAAGGCAGTACGGACACTTAAAGTGTCTTCTTCACAAGGAAGATCCCAACAGGGCCGAGTACGACAGGATGGGACTTGCCTACTGCACAAAGGACAATTTGACCGCTTCACATGATCTCAGGGTCCATATGCAAAAGCGCCACAGGCGTGAATGGGCAACTATAGACGGTGAGCGAATCGATGAGGAAAGACTCAGGGAGAGGGCGAGGCAGGATAATCTTGCCGAGGCCATAAAGCTCCTTGCGGAAAGAGACACCCAACCAAGTAATAAGGGGACGAAAAATGCCCAAAAATAATTTTTCTCCAATTAAAAACGGTCTTGTTACCCATGCGGTAACCAGCTCGGCAACGTCACTGACGGTACCCAGCGGCGGGGCAAACTATGCAGAGGGCTATGTTAGGACAAACAGCGTTGTAGAAACACGAGATGGAACCGCCCCAACGACCAGTAAGGGAACCCAGTGGGCAGCAGGCGATATTATTACCCTGCGATCTCCCGATGAGGTAAACGGCTTTCAGGTCATAAGGGAGAACGCATCAAACGCTGCGACCATCGACTTCCAGTTCTATAACAAAGTTCCAGGAATGAACTAAGATGGCGGGCGTATTTCTACCCGGAAGTTCTAAGGGTGGTGACATAACCGGAGTCACTGCGGGCGTTGGCCTGTCAGGTGGTGGAGATAGTTCAGGCGTTACTTTAACGCTTGATTTATCTGAACTTAGTGCTGTAGTTCCTACCAGTGGGGACTGGTTTGCTACGCTGGACTCAGACGAGGCCAACGA